AATCTGTTTTTATATATAGTCTCTACAGTTTCTCTATTGTATAAAGAAGATTCATAACCTCTAACTTGATAGTTAGGACCTTCTTCTAAACACATATCAATAGCCTCATCATTAAAATAAGGCATTTTTCTTAGATCAGAAAACTGTTGTCTATTTAGTGAATGTCTTTGAATTACATAATCACAATCATTTATACTTGTTGCATTTGGATCTGCATAAAAATCCCAACAAGATACTGCTTCTACTTTAGGTACTGTTTTAATTTTTTTAGCATGTACATTTATCATATTACCATCTTGATCTTCACCTACATCAAATGCATGATAAGTATGATCAAAACTAAATGGACCTTTTAATATACCAGTTCCTAATAAACACATCTCAAAGAATACATGTCTTAAAACTGTTATAGCACTAGACTCTTCTAGTTGATCATGTAATAATTTTTCTAAATGTTTTGCAGCTATATCTGCTGGTTGTATCTGTGGTTCACCCGCATTTGCAGGACCTTCATCAAAACCAACATTCTCAAATTCTTGTGCTAAATTTTTCATTAGCATATCAGCTGTAGCACCAGGTGGTATCTCTCTACCATCACCTTTAAATCCATAAGGATCTTGTATCTGTTCTTGTGGTTGTTCTGGTTTCTTAGGTTTTAAATGTGCATACTCAGGTATCTCTTCTGGAACCTGTGTAGGATTAATACCTAATGGAAACTTACCACTAGAGAATAATACTTCTATAAGCTGACCAAAAGCTGCTAATACTTTAGTCTTTGTTATCTTAACAAATACTCTTGATTTCTCATTTGAACGAAAAACCATTTCAGGACCATATAGTCCTCTATAGTTTCTGTAAGCCTGTAACCATCTCTTCTCATCATATAATCTAGAGTTCTCTGATTGATAGAACTTCTGTCTTATATGTCCGACAATAGGTGACGACTCACTGACTTCGTCAGCTGTTTTATTTTCTTCTTCGTGCATTAATTTTTATTAGTAGTCTCTTTCTTCAGCCATTCTAAAGATTGCTGGGTCAACTTTGTTATTAGCTTTTTTAGCTTTACCTTCTACATCTGGTCCTAATTTAGGTCCACTGTATCCACCACTAAATTCCATTTTATCATTTGGTCTTTTAGCAACATCAGGTGCAAGTTCCCCTTCCATATATCTTTTCATCATTTGGGTTTTCTCCTCTTAGTTTTTTTCTTTTTCTTTTTCTTCTTAGTACCTGCATATACTACAGGTATATAATTACTTTTAGGTCCTAACATTATAATAAATCAGTCTCGCCATAACTTTTACCATTTATGACATCTCGATTTAATTTTCTTGCAGTTCTTGTTAATTGTTTTTCATCTGCTGCAGCGTCAGCTATTTTTTTAATACTTGACATAGGTTTTTTATCTAAACCTTTACCAACATTTTTTGAAGATATAGCTTCTTCAAATTGCATGTAAGCTAACTCTTTATTAATTCCTTCTTTTTTATTATGTATAGATTTACTAGCTTTAGCAAATTCTTTCAAAGCCTTTTCTTCTTTTAGGCTTCTCATTCTTTTAGATGCTACTTTAGATGCTTCTTTCTGTTTTGTTGACATTAGTAATCCTTTTCGTCTGCCATTCTAAATACTGAATCATCTACATGCTTTGATCCTGGTTCGCTAGGTACTACTTGGTCTTCTAAGTAATTAGCAGACTCGTATTTTCTAGGAGCATGTTTAGAAAAATCAATATTAGTATGTTCCCTGTTTGGGTTCTTCCCATCAGGTGCATCACTAAACTGACCTTGCTTAACTTTAGCTTTTGGGTCGAATGTATTCATATTATTCTCCTGTTATATTTTAATCTTCTTTATCTTAATTATATTTTTGGTAGGTATAACTGTATGTCCACCACCTTGTTTTATCACTCCGCTATCTTCAAATATAAAATCTGCCATTATAACTGTAGTCTTATCATTCTGTTCTACTAACCATCCAAAACTACAACATACAGCTGTCTTTGCTTTTTTTATATCTGTTATGTCAGACCATTCACATGATCCAACAATATCTTCCCAGTATGCTAAAACTAGATCGTAGGGAAAATTCTTTTTATTTATCTCTGGGATTTTTTTATTTAGAACCACTTATAACTTTTCCTTTGTTAAGTCCATTTTTTATAATATATCCCTGAGTACCACACGCACCTATATTTACTTCTTTTTTTAATCTTCTAGAAAAGTTAAGTTGTTTAATTTTTCTATTAGTATCGTGTATGTTTTCTAATATCTGTCGTATTATTCTATTCATATTAATATCCAAATGTATTATCAGATACTTCAAAGTCATTTGCAACTGGTGAACCAAATCTATTTCTAAATTTAGGATGTGTTGGTCTACTCATGCATCCATATCTTAAAGCATCATATGCGTGATCTTCTGCATTAGTATCTACATCTTCAGGATTTTTATCATCTGTTGGTAATGATGATAATGTTCTTATAAGATTTTTACAATTAGCAAATACTCTAATACCTGGTTCTTTATCTACAACTCTTAATCTTTTGTGTATTTCGAGTTTACCATTAATTCTACTTTTAGGTGATCTATCAGATGGTCTCCATCTACAACCATTCTGTATCATTGTCTCAGCAATACTTGGACCTACATCACCTCTCTTTGCCCATGTACTAACATCTAATATACCATAGTGAACATATTCATTCTGTTCTAGGTTTATTACTTGTCTTGCAAAAACATCTGCCGTAACTTTCTTAGTATACAGTTCTCTATAAATCCATATGTTATTATTGTAATCAATAGCGAACCAAAGAACACAAGCAGGAGAACTATAACCCCAGTCAGCAGCACGAAACTTATACCATCCTTTAGGTATCTCAAAAGGTTCGACCACATGGGTTGTCTTACTAAATTCTGGAAAAGCCGAATCTTCATATGCATCCCAATCTCCATCTAAGAACTGTTTACGTTGTACTTCTGGTAAAGATGCAAGCATGATATAATAATCATCCGTCTGCATCAGATAGGGATTATCCTGCAACTTAGCAGGTATGAATCTTCTTGTTATATACTTTGTTCCATTGGGCGTATCTATCCCTACATCAAACGCAGTATTTGGTTCACTAGGTTCTACGAACATTTCTCGTACCCATTGTGATCCTACGTTACCTGGATTACCTGTTGCTCTCATATAGACAGGTATATTCTTGTCAACGGATCTTAAAGAAGATCTTAAAAAATTATAAATATCTGGCGAAGGATATTGTGGAAGTTCGTCTATTCCTATCCACGTGTATGATTGACCTTGGTATCTTAACGCATCCGTCATGTTTTCTGCGTAACCAAACTCTATCTTTGCCCCCGAAGGGAATCGCCACTCTTTTTCTTGTTCTCTCCATTTGGCTCCAGGAAATGCTTTCGAGTATAATAACTGAGACTTCTGTATCAAGTCTCTTAACTCTGGCATTGTCCTTCTTACTAGGAGTGCTCTATGATTTGCATATGTACAATAGCGAAGCGGATCGACTAGCATCGCATATGATTTACCACCGCCTCGTGCTCCACCATAAAATACCTCTCTCTCAGAGGATGCAAGAAATTGTGTCTGTGGACCTGAATTAGGTTTAAAGATAACTTCTTGGTTTTGTACATGCTCTTGTACGTTCTTAGGTGCACTCTCGATTATGTCCTCAGTAAGAAGCTGTGTCTCCTTACCAGTAAGAGCCTTATCAATACTTAACAATCTCTTCTTGGTATTTTCTGCAGACATCTTAGCAGAACGCAATGTTTGTTCTGCCTTTGCAACTTTCTTACGAGTGCGTGCTAGAATCTGTTTGACTGACTTCTTGGCTTTCTGTTGAACTACTTTCTTTGGTTTCGGTGGTGCTATTTCGTTCAAGTCTTTTTTTAAGTCCGACATGTGATATGTATCTTCCTGTTTTTCTATGTAGCCATTGAGCCGTCTCTCTTAAAGAACAGGTCTTAGAGTACGTCTCTGCCTGTCTAAGAGCATCTAATTCTTCCTTGATAGGTTCAATATAATCTGGATCATTTGATTGTTTAAAACCAAATGGAACTACTCTAGCTCTCTTTTTTATCTTTATTGGTTCCATCTTTTGGTGGTAGTATAAATATTCCATGCAATGCTTTCATATTTATATCTAGTTGATCCTTCTTTGTTATACCAACTCTATCGAGTAATGAGTTCGCAGCTGCTAGACGAATACTTGCTTGTGGTGTAGTGCCGTCTTCATCTAGTAAGGCTGTTAACCTAGTAGCTGCTTTAGCAGAGTGCGTTGATAAGTGGGTTTCCGCCAACTCTGTGATTTCTTTTTTGAGATTACGAATAACTTTAGGATAACTATGCTCCGAGTATCCTGCTATTCTTGCTGCCTCTCGTGGATTTCCTTGTGCCTCTGTGAACAATACGTCTAGAAACTTTTCCTGCATATCGGTTAAGTTTCTTTTCTGAGTCTTTGTTATAGAAGAATCCATTGTTTGCATTTATAATCTCCATTAATTCTTTAAATGGAAGTTCTTTAGCCGATGAGGATATCATTATCTTCTTCTTCATCACCTCTAGCTTCCATAGTTGTAGGTGTTGTTACTTTTTTCGCAGGTATTGTAGGCATTACAGGTCTAGCATCTGGTTTAAAGTCTATCTTTGGTTCTACTTCCATTCTAGGTTTAAACTGTGGTGCTTTCTTCTGCATTTTTTCCAAGAAATTCTCGGCATCCAGTGGTTCATTCATACCTGGTGAACCAAGTGGTGCAGATTCTGTACCTTTTACCTCGTTAGAGACTGGCATGTTAACACCTTTCTCCATTAATTTAAAAAAATTAGTCTCTTTTTCTACTTTAGATGCAACTTTATCTTTGACAGGGAATACTCCTTGTCCTGTTCTAAGATAACTGGGTATGTTTGCCTCAAATTTCATAGTAGTTTAATTATTCGTGATGACCTCTTTTTGCCTATTGGCTATCATCTTTAATGTGTGTCCTTTGAATAATATGTATTTCCTATTATAGGGATGAATATCAATTTTGTCAAGTTTTATTTTTAAGTATTTTAGACTGCGACACTATAGACATAGACAAAATTGAACGTGAGGTGTATAATGTTCATAGGAACCCCAGGGGGTGCATATACATCTATAGTAAAGATATATGTACAAAGGGTATATAGGGTATTCCTAGGAATATTGTCGGAATATTTAGCCCTAAAATATAGCCCCGAGTGTAGTTAACATGGACTTTGGGGATTTTCTGGTGTCCGTATATATAGTATATAGGACTACCCCCCTGGCACACGCATAGGGTGTACCCAGAAATTTTTCGTCTACTACTTATGGGAAAATTAAGGGTCGCCATGCGACACCTTATTAAACTTAGAAAGTCTTTAGTCCTTATTTAGGGGGTTGTAGGGGGGAACCCCCTGCCAAAATTAAAATTTTTTTATTACAATTTGTAGTTGACACCTGGAAACACTAAGGGGATCTCTGATTTTTGTACCAGAAACCCCCTGAGTGTTAACTTAATTTAAAATGGTAGTAATCCCCAAAGTTTTTGGGCGTAAATAAAAGTATACGTTCCAACTACTTTGGCTTTATAAACAATCCATGACATAAATTATTTTACCTTTCCGCAATTATTTAAAATTGCTTACGTATTTATGAAAATCTCCCGTAGTAATATCAAACTCTTGATTATTAATTACTGGGAAGAACCTCAATTTAGCTTTGGTCTTAGATTTCATGTAATCTTTAAAATTCTGCTCTTCGAATTTTTGCAAGATGTACAAGTGTAGATCCAATAAACCTTTTTGAGCAATTGGAGAATTATTTTTTGAAAGTAAATCAATGAACTTCTCCGCAGAAGTTGTGATCTGGTTTACTTCATTCAATAATCTTTGGTCAGGATTTCCGCCTTTCCCTTGCTCCGATTTAGCAACATTTGTCAGATGATGAGTAGTACCCAAAATCCCTTTCTCTAAATCGTTCACTTTTGCCATAGCTTTATAAAGTGGTGATTCTACAGCATTAGCTACATTTTCGCTAGCGATCTTTTTAGGCATAAAATACTGCTTAACAAATTCAACAATACCCCTTTCGCCTCTGAAAGTGCAATAATAGTCCTTGCCTTTCTCAGTTTTTAAAAAGAAGTTTTCAAATAAACCCTCTTTAAAAACTCTCTCGCTTTCAATTTCAGTAGCTGCAGCTGAAAAGATTTTTTTGGAAATCCTGAATTCAACTGGATCAGTTTCTTCATTCAAGAAATCACCATTTTTGTAAATTTCAGCATTACAAATCATGAACATAATTAGCGGTGAAACTTCAGTTAAAACCCTGTATTCATACGGGCTTTTGACCTGGATATCCGCCAAATTCTGACCCATAGCGGGCACAAGAACTTGATTTGTAAATTTACCAAAATCTTTGGCTATTAGTGTGTTTCGATCATCACCACTAAAAAACATCTTTCTAGCGGAAATGTCATTTTCACCTTTATCAAAATAGTTTGAAAAGTCTAAAATTCCGTCCTCAAACATTTTGAAAGTATTTTTAGCAATATAAAGCATACGCCCGTTATTGCTCTTTTCATTAGTGGCAACACTTTTAACCATGCCCCACGTCTCAGATTGTAGATCTATTTTTTTTGGATCTACTTTTTTTGATTTGTCTAGTTTCATAATTCCTTTCGGTTAATTGATTAATAAAACTATATTTTATTATTTATATATTTATGTCCTCAATGTGTCAAACGTATAGCAATAATAAGTTCTTATTATTTTATTTACTATATGCAATAATGGAATACCTAAAAATCGTCTAGAAGTATTGATTTTATTGACTTTATTGAAAACTAGCTCCAGGCGAGCACCTTTAAAAAGGATCTACACTATATGCAAATTCTACATACCTCATAGCTTTCTGTCCATTTTGGGTCATAGCTTAATAGAACAAAGCAAGAACACTTCCACGTGTGAAAATGTTCCACAAATGTTCTACAACTTACACGTGAAAAAAAATGGGGTATTTTGATTAAGACATAGTGAATAAAAAACTGTGTGGGAAATGTGGTGGGATTTTGATTAAGACATAGCGAAGATAAACTCTCCGCTATGCTTTTAGTTTAGTTATAAACTATTGATCGAGGTTAAAAAAATAATAACCAGTTACGTCATGTGACCTCACTTCCGTTTATTATTAACTAACTTTAGGGAGTATCAAAGTCCTCTAATATACCCATGATTGTATTACGTTTGGCACAATCTGGATCATTATCAAATGACCATGAATCTTTTTTTAACATGCGAATAATAGGTTCAAGTTCTTTCATATCCTCTGCTAACATTTTGTTGGATTGAGTAAGTTGAACTTTATCAACAAGTGATTTGGTGACATCTTTAATAGGTTTTGCATCGGGTAGTCCGATGAAATATATACCTGGTGTCTGATCGTTTTGGCTCATATATTCTCCATTAGGGTTAATAGGCTCGGTGGGTTTATTCAGGTCGCCCACCGACACCTTTGCAAACTGTATTATTGCTGAATGTAATTTTGTTTGCATAATCTATTTATAGCATTTGTGGTGGGTGATGTCAAATGGGCTGATGCGTTGGCATCTTGTAAAGTATGTACATACGATACTTGAAGTTCTCATCCAACGCATAGGTTTCGGACAACTTTGGTGTTCATTAATTGTACTGACCAAAGTCTAGCAGTGGCGACTTTTTTATTGCAAATACCACCCCCTGTTCAAGAAGTTAAGCTATACTAATCTTGCCTCACTTGAACGTGTACATTTAGATTTATATAACATTACGCAGGCTATGTCAAAGCGTTTGACAGTATTTAAAAAATATTATAATTTATTTTCATAATCAATAAGTAGAAAGGATAGCTAATATGTACTTGATATATACTTTAATTATGGGCATACCTTTTATGATGATTGTAATAATGCCCCTAGTTAAACTCTTAACTGGTTAATAACCTAAAGCCCTCTGTCATTCATTTGACAGGGGGTTTTTTATTTGATACTAATAGGTAATAATTAATTAATTACAGGAGAACAATTATGAAGAAAAAAGATATCATATCTAAAGTTCTTGAAACTGCCAAAAAACTTACAGAAGCTGATGGCATCCCTTTAGATATATGTGATGACTTTCGTAAGTGCATTGCTATGGTGCAAGAGATAAACTCAATTGAGTTCATCACTGTTAAGAAAGAGTTCAAACTTATACCAGATGAATTTGTTGATAAGGCAGTCACTGGTTATGATGACCATGTAGGAGGCAACTAATGGCTAAAACTAAACCTACTATTCCTAACATAAATGTCGAACTAGATGAAGTGCAAGATAGTCTTACAAATGATCTAATAGATAACTTGTATATGTTTTTTAATAGGAAAAGAAATCTACAGGTGTATATAAATGCTGATAGTTGGGAAGAGGCTCATGATAAATTTGATACATGCCAGTTTCAATATCCTAATGATTGGGAAATGTATTTAAAAGTAAAAGAGAGATCAAACTAGTTTGACACTAGTCAGATAATCTGATATTAATTAAGGGCAATCAACCGAGAGGGTGGTTGCCCTTTTTTGTTTGCCCTGTACTACATCTTCGGATAATAGCTACATCACAATCAAGGGGGGTGGGGGACTAATAGTTATAAAGGTAAAACCACCCACCCCGATAACCGCTTGTATGAAAATTGGTACTAAGTAGTGCAAGCACCCGAAAGGAGTGGGGTGATTGATACGGATACGTTCTTCAGTCACCTCTTTAAAAATAATCAATGGAGAAAATATGTTAATAGTAATAAAAGAAGATAAACCAGATCAGATTATCTTGCATCAAAATGAAATACATACATTTGTAGATGCACAGATCGTTAAGCATAAAGCACAGAAAGGTGTTGCCTGTTTTTATAAGATAGGGCAAAGACCTGGAATTATTGGTGAGAAAAGAATCATGAAGTTTGATACTAAAAATAGAAAGTTTCATGTCGATGGTACGACTGGTAAGAGACTGTATAAGAAAGGTAAGAAGAGAACTACCACACCAGAAAATAATATGTTAGTCACAGATGTAGAAGTTAAGAGTGGCTACAAGTTTAGAAATGTACCTCTTAACCAGAGATTAAGATATCTATTGATAGGCAAAAAAGTCTATAAATTCAGATACTTAGATACTCATGATGTGTATAAAATAACCTTTCCAAAATATACAAATAAACTTATTACAGATTTATCAGATAAAAAATTTGAGGATCATGAACAGAAGTGATTTGACTTCACGATAAAATTCTGATACAACATAGTTGGGTCTTTAGCAGGGATACACAGACAACCTGCTAGAGACCTAGAGCCTTGTTGTAAGTTTACTGCTCTTCAAAAAATCAAAACTTTCCCCAAGTCCTGCAGGGTTGTGTAGGACAAACTAAATAAACCAACAACGGAGGATAAAATGTCTACATTAATTCAGACATTACAGGACAATCACTCAGACATGTATAACAGAGCAATAGCAAATGTTGAGTTGCAAAATATACATTATGTAAGTGATCCAGTTCTTTTTAAACTAAACAAACCTACGTATGCTGTGCTAGACATGGATAATAATCGTGCAATACATTTGCATGGTTCTAATTATCAACTAGTACCTTATGCTAAAATACTTAATGGATTATCAGATGCATTACTTAAATATGGTATTGGTTTAGTTAATACTACAATACAATTCAATGTACATCCAGATCTAAACTATCTTAAATTAAGAATATTATTTGAC